AGGACTGAGACCATGGCACGACGAAGCTACTACGACCCGACCGAAGCCCGCGAGGCACTCTGGACCCTGTTCAAGGGACGCCGCAGCCGCAAGGCGCTGACGGTCTATCCCGTCCTGCGCTCTGTCAGCAGGGACGGCATGTCCCGGACGATGGACTTCTACATCGTTCGTGACGGCGAGGTGCGCACCATCACCGCACTGGTCGCGGGCCTGCTGGGCCTGCAACTCTCGACGGCGTACGGCCCGGCGAACAACGCCGCCATCGTCGGCGGCTGCGGCATGGACATGGGTTTCCATGTTGTCTACACCATGAGCCGAGTCCTCTACCGTGACCGCACGGCGGGCGACCCTGGCTACCGACTCAACTGCGAATGGAGGTGAATCATGAGGGACTACGGCTGGGACATGCCCGACATCAGGGCTGACTACTGGTACCACGACCCCGACTCCTGGGAGTGGTACGACTGCACGGAGGACGAAGACCGAACCCCTGACAATGTCGGAGATGACGCGTTCGGGGAGTACGGCGTCAGCGGGCGCATTCAGGTTCGCATCCGGCGGGTATGGCGAAGCGCCTACGACCCCGACGGCTACGAGATGGAGCCTACCTACGACTGCAAGTTCGACGTGGTCGTGGACGGGGCGACCGAATGCACCTTCAGCAGCGAGAGCAAGGCGGAGAACTACATCGCCGCCGAGTACCCCGCTGCTGAGTTCGACAACGACATGTACTACGAGCGTCGCGCCGCTGCGAGCGGGAGGCCGTACTGATGCGTGACCCCTACACCGACCCCTTCACCGGCTGGCGTCCTACCTACGTCTGCCGAGACTGCGGCGAGCACTATCCCGTGCGCGTCCAACGCAAACCCGGGCTGCCCTGTGTGTGCGGCTCCAACCACTTCTACCGTGTTCCACCCCAAGGCAAGGACTGACCCATGACCGACGACGTCTACATCCGACCCGGGGACATCGTCCTCCACACTCACCGCGGGACCGAGCACCGGGTGCTGTCTGTTGACGGTGACCTGCTCCAACTGACGGGCATCTTCCCCCGCACCCCGCTGGGCATGGTGGAGTTCCTGGACAGGCCGCTCCGCTGGTACGTCTTCGACTACGCCGACCACCCAGACGAGGAGAACCTCGCATGAACGTCCTGACAATCAATCCGAAGGCCGCATACAGCGCCGCGAAACTCAACCTCTGCGCGTACGCACCCGTAGAGCATCCGGCCTTTGACCCCACACACGAGATGCAGGTGTGGGAGTTGGCCTCTCTGCTGGTCGAGGTGCTTGCCCTGCTGGACACCGACAGCATGCCCGAAGCTGCATGGCACGAAGAGGTGCTCGACGTGCTCAAGCTCGTCCCCCTGAAGCTGCGGGCCCGCGTCTTCTCAGCGCTGGATGAGCGCCCCGGCGTGTTCGGGTACGAGCGCGAGGGACAGGAGTGGCACTGGAAGCTGCGCCGCACCCGCAACCACACAATCTACGGACGTCGTCTGTACAAGGAGCTTCGCAATGACTGACATCTTCCGAGCCGCGACCCCCGCCCAGCGTGAACTCTGCTGGAGTGTCTTTGTAACTGCCCTTGAGGGGGGCATCGGGTACTGGTCCCAGTGCCACCGATACCGGTGGGCCGATGCCAACGGCGAGCCTGACCACATCGGGTTCCACGCCCTCATCGACGATGAGGGACACACCGAGGGCCTGCGCTGCATCGACAGCGATGTGATGGCCAAGGGCTTCATGAAGCTGATGGACGACAGCGTCAAGCTGTCCTCGGCCATTCGTGGCCGGATGCTGGCGGCGTGGTTCAGCCCCCGCGACGCTGACTTTGACGCCGAAGATGCTGACGTCGTCGTGCAACTCGGGCTGTACGGGGAGGTCATCTTCGGATGAGACGTCCTACGAAGAATGCACCCAAGGCGACCGAGTACGAGGTCGTCATCTGCCTCGACTGCGGCCAACCCCTGTTCCAGGAGCAGGGACTGGCCGTCGAGGACTGGACCCTGTTCTGTGAGCGGTGTCCGCAACCTTCAACCACCCAGGAGGAGTCGCAATGCTCAAGCCCCTGAACTCTCGCCTCATCCTGCTGCCTGAATACCCGCCGCACTGGGATGACCCAGACCCCGAGTACGAACCGCAGCGGGCGCACCTGGAAGACTCCGGCTACGAATTCTGCAAAGAGAAGCTGGTCTGGTGGAAGAACACTCCCATCCGCCGCGTCAAGGTGCGCAAGGACTGGCCCGCAGCGGGCCTGACCGCAGGTGAGACCTGCCTGCTGTGGACCTACATCACCATCGACGACGCAACCGGCGCACGGACGTGCCGCAGGGTGCGACGACGTATCTACTGAACCATCCCGAGGAGGCGGCTCCGGTCGCCTCGCGCCACAAGGAGAACAGCATGATTGACTACGAATGGTGTGCCTGGACAACAGAAGAACCAGACCTCGACCTCTCACAGGAGAGTGCCTTTGACGGCTGCGAAGGCTGCACGGTCTCTGAGCTGAAGCAGGCGATTGCCTGGGTGAAGGAATCCATCGAACAGGGGGGCGACGCATGCGTCGTGCTCGTTCGGTACGACTGGAGAGATGACAGCTTGGACGAGAGAGTTCAGGCGTACTTCCGTCCTGGCGAGGAAGCCCCGGCTGGGCTGCACTGGGAGTTTCTCCCGTGCTGGAAGGTGCCCAAGCGCTTCATTGCGCAGTGGAACCGACACGGCGCAGGCGAGCAGGTGAAGTCGTGAACCCCGAGGGGCGGCACTGACCGCCCCTCATCACAAGGAGAACAACATGCGGCCCACGATGAGCATTCCAACCGTTGCCCACCACACCTTCGACTGCGGTACTGAATGCACCGTCAATCTGATCGCACTGAATCCACGGACAATCCGTGCCCAGTTCGCACAGCTAAGCTCTCTCGGCCCTGATTCCAGGGACCCCAAGGAGTGGATCCGGTGCTGTGCATTGATGGACCTGCTCCTCAAGTCTGAGCAAAGCTCCGGTCTGCCTCTGGTGCAGTCCACTCCCGACCTCCGCTGCTGATGCGGCCCACCCCGAGGGGCGGCGCCGGCCGCCCCTCATCACAAGGAGAAGACCGTGACCAAGACCAAGAAGGTGCCATGCCCGAAGTGCGGCGCTCGACCTGGGCGCCCGTGCATGTCCAGCCGAATCCCATCAGCCAACAGCTTCGGAGGAGGCTGGGGCGGCCCTGTTGCTATGAGCCGTTCCCATTCAGAGCGAGTTCAAGCCGGCAAGGCTGCCGCTGAGAAGGTGCCTGAGACACTCAACGTCAAGGCGACGTGAGTGACCTCGGCAGCGCTGACCAACCACCAAACCTGGAGACCCTCATGACTGACCCCGCAACGACCCTTGAGCCTGACTGGAGTGAAGTCATTCCACTCACGCTTGACCTCCCACCCGGCACCGCTGTGACCAGCAAGTTCCTCGGCAAGGGCTTCGTCATCGACACGAAGCCGCTACGCCTCGGCTGGCCTCACGACGCCTATGTGCGTTGGTTCGTTCTCGGTGAAGACCGTGAATGGAAGTGCTCACCTCGCGCTGAGGTCTACCTGGACCTCGAATCCCCCGCCGGCTTCGCATACGGGCTGCGGCTGCTGATCTCAAGCGGTCGGCCGGTAGAGGCAGCGCTCAACAGCACGGGTGCAGCCACGTTTCGCTTTTGGCTCGGCCAGACCTCCGCCGACGACCGCCTCGCCCTCGCTCGGGCCCTCGCGGAGGTGACGCCATGAACCCCTATAAGGTCGTTGAATATCGTGGAAAGATTCAGATACGGCATGGCTGGACGATCGTGGCCGAGTTGAACGAGGACAAGCACGGCTACATCGACGTTGGCCTCGGTAAGCGTCGATGGAACGAGGCCAGGGCTAAAGCCCAGGTCATGGTTGATGCTTTGAACGCCGCAAGCGTTGAGAGTGAGAAGGCGCCATGACCTACCACCAAGAACTGCACGCGGAGTGGCAGAAGTTTGAGCTTACGGGTTGGCTACCAAGCGTCTCGGTCGTTGTCCGCTTCTGGACCTTAGACGGAATCATTGCGCATCAGGCGGCTACCGTGTTTGCCATCGAAGGTACCCTCTTCTGGCGGACATTCCGCCCCGATGGGCAGATCATCCGCAAGGGGAAGGGTGCGCAGATGGCAGTGGTAAAGGCCCAGGCTTCCGCGGCGCTTGCGCAGTTTTCCGACATGATTCACGAGTCTCCACGACGGCGGCGCCGAGGTACGGTAACTTCCGATTACCTCTTCTTGATCACAGTCCTTTGGACCCTTGCCTTCCTCATCGGAGACAACGCATGCCGGTGACTCTAACGCTGACAGTCGAAGTACAACCCGGCTATGGCGCAGAGAATCCGCTGGAGCCCGCGGCAACCGGCCCTTGGCTTACGTCGCGCGTCGCTGCGTGGCAGCACGTCGTTGTTCACATCGACGGCCGAAGCGCCCGAAGCCCCGGGTTTGTTCCTGCGGATGCTGAATCCGCACAAGCCCACAAAGAAGGGCTATTAGAGATGGCCCGCTACGCCGAGAGCCTGGAGGAACTCATCGAGATCGGCTGGCTGGAGACGTACGACAACTAAAATAAAACCGAGGTAGCACTCATGAGTTCATGTCCAACGCCAACGGCCCTTCGGCCGTGGGTGCCGGAGTTTGCGGTCGACTACCAGCGCGAGGGCGTAGGGTTCGCCGCAACACGCAACGCGGCGTACTTCGTATGGGCCGCGGGCGCAGGTAAGACATTAGCCGCGGTCTGGACTGCCCTTGTGTGGCAGGAATGGTCACGGCGAAAGGTCGTAGTCATTACGAAGGCTCCGGTGCGTGATCAGTTCCGTCGAGAGATCGAACGGTTCACGACCATCCGTCCGCAAGTGCTGACGGGAAGAACCGCGCACGGCATCCCCGATGCGATTGACTGGGTTGTCTTAGGCTGGCCGACACTGGTTGCGTGGAAGTCCGAGCTTTGCCGCTGGGCGCGTGGGGGCGTTGTCGTGTTCGACGAGCTTCACTGTGCGAAGCAGTGGAAGCGGCGCGAGCGTTTCCTCAGCAGGGCGAACCGCGTCGCTTGGCGCGATCTTGAGAACGTCTCCGCAGCGGCAGCCTCGCTGGCGAAAGTGTGTGACTACCGCCTGGGTCTGAGCGCAACGCCCGTAGCAAACAACCTCATGGACCTTTGGAGTCAACAAGACATCCTCGAACCCGGGCAGTGGGAAAGCTCCTGGGAGTATGCCCACTGCTACTGCGACGCTACGCCCGGTGAGTACGGAGGGCTTGATACCTCCGGTAAGAGCAACCTGGATCAACTTCGCCAGAACCTTCGACGCACATGGCATCGAGTGAAGCAGGCGCAGGTCAATCGGTTCCTGCCCGCGAAGCGCCGACAGCTTGTGTACCTCCGCAAGGAAGACCAGTCACGCCCTGCGGCGTTTGCACGAGACCTGCGCCGCGCAGCGAAGCAAGGACGACAGACGCTTCTTGAGATGCGGCTGATGGAGGCGGCGACGCGTAAGCAGAAGTGGCTCGTGGACACCGTGATGGAGGCGCTCATCTGTAAGCAGAAGGTCGTCGTCTTCACGGGCCGTCAGCGTGACTGTGAGAAGTTGGCAGAGCTATTCTCCGATAAGATCCAGAAGCGCGGGATGAAGTGTCCCGTCTGGTTCGGGCACGGAGGCTACGGCCCTGAGCACGTAGACCGGACTTGCACTGAGTACATGGCACACAAGGGCGCCGCGCTTCTCGTGGGCACCGGCGACGCCTACGGGGAAGGGAAGAACCTCCAGGACAGCGACCTCCTGATCCTCGCCATGCTGCCCTATACGCCCCGTCAAATCCTTCAGCGCGAGAACCGCGTCGCCCGCCTGGGGCAGTCCCGGCCCGTGCTGGTTCTGTACCCGATCGCGGAAGGGACGGAGGACGAACGAATCTCGTCGATTCTGCTGCCGAAGCTCGAACAAGTGAGCGAGGCCGTGGGGGACGAGGAAGCCGAGGCTGTCATGGCGGCAGTCGCGGGTGATGATAGCGAGGAGGAGATCCTCGCAAGAATCCTTTGGGAGATGGACGATGAATAGTGTGCGAGATGCGATCGTAAACATGCACCACGGGCGCATCGGGCATCCCGATGAGCTTTCAACCTCACGCCTCTGTGAAGAGCTTCAGCGTGTCGCAGTCAACCTGTACTGCACCGCGCCTGATGACGACCTTGCTGATGGCTTGTCCCACTTGATTCGACTGATCAAGCGCGCTGAAGCCGCGCTCACACCCGGGGCCCCTGCGCACACACACGACTACGACTTCGTCTCAGACTTGGTCTTCAAGAAGCTCGCGCCTGAAGAGATCCGGTCGTTGCGCGAAGAGCTGGATGACTACTGGTTCGAGAAGTACTGGCGATAATCTTTCTTGATGACTGATCAACACGCTGATACCGTGTATCCCTCCTCACCTACCTACGGAGAACTCCATGGCACTCCTTCCCCTCGTCTCGTTCCCTGACAACCGCAACGACATCGGCCGCCGGCAGATGCGCGAATACGCCAAGGGCCGCATCAAGGGCTACAGCGCTCTTGCTGCGGATGACCTGCACGCCCAACTGCTGGCACTCAAGCACGCAGAGGCGGCCGGTGCGTCGGAAGACGCGGATGACCTGGACTTGTTTGACCACCTTGACGACGCCTCAGCAGAGGCAGCGGCCCCGGAGGAGGCGGAAAATGGCACGCCCTCCGCTGATGAGATGTCCGACAACAACACTCACAGTGACGAGGTGTCCTCTGAAGCCGCTGCCTCTGCCCTCTGTAGCTTCCCGCCCCGCCCCGAGGTGGGTCGGCGGGCGAAGCCCCGCAGGGGCCGTCCGCGCCCCGCTGACGTGCTTGCGCAGTGCCCTGCGACGGGCATCGTCGCAAGGACCGAGCAAGAGGTCGAAGACCTCTTCGGCTACCGAACCTTGACGCGCAAGCTGAAGGACGGCTCCACGGTAAAGCGCCGCGCAGCTCAGTCTTATTCGCGTGAGGCCCGTCGGCAGCACGCACGGCACATCCGGGAGGCTGACGCCGCGAAGAAAAACGACAGCGAGTGAGGGCGCCCGGACAGTTTTTGGCTGACCTTCCGGCTACAACATCATCACGAGGTAGCAATCGTGGCAGAACTGATTGACAGAGGGCAGTCCACTTGGGGCTCCCACCGCCTGGAGACCTTCATCAAGTGCCCTCGTCGCTACGGCTACGAGTACGAGATGGGTCTCAAAGGCGACGGCAACAAGACCGCCCTCATCCAGGGCATTCTCCTGCACACCGGTCTTGCCCACTACTACCGGCGCATCCAGTCCATTCAGATGGGGGATGACCCACAGGAGTGGCTACGTCCTACGGACGCGGTCGAGGCGATGGCGGAGAAGCTCGCCGAAGAGCACGCAAGCACTGAGCCGCAGACGCTCAAGGACCGTGTGTGCGACGCCATCACGCAGTACCACGCGCACTGGAACTTCGACCGGGACTGGAAAATCCTGGCAGTGGAAGAGGAACTGCGCATCCGAGTCAAAGATCCCGAGCGCGCCCGCGTTATTTGGGATGACTTCGAGGATGACGTCGTCACCGCAGAGCAGGCGGACGGGTACTCCGCGGCGCAGCTTGCGACTGAACCTGTCAGGTACCTCTACACGCAGCGTCCTGACCTTGCGATCTGGCACCGCAAGTTCCGGCAGGTCTTTGGCGTCGACCACAAGAGCAGTGCCCGTCCGCTGCGAGGCGTAGCTCCCAGCTACGCCATGTCTACGCAGTTCATCGGGTACGAGGCAATCGGGCGCGCGAAGTGGGGCGCAAAGTGGGGAGGAACCATCCTGAATGGCGTTCAGATTACGGCAAAGCGCATCGACTTTGGACGTCCGAGGCTCCCGTCTGCGCCCGCTGCTATGGGAACCTTCAAGAAAACCGTAGTTTTCTGGCGTAGACAAATCGCGGATTTGCGAAGGGCAGAGATTCCGCCCGAGGAGTGGCCGCAGTCGTGGCAGTGCTACGGCCGCTATGGCGCATGTCCGCACGTCGCACGCTGTCAGGGGATGAAGTAGCTTTCCCTCTTGACAGCGTCACTCCTCACCATTACCGTCCATTTCGAGGTAGCACTCCATGTCTAAGACCACTTTCGGTTGCGTCTACGCCCCGCCCAAGCGGGGAAAGACCTTCTCTCTCCTCTCGGGGCTCCCTGAGAGCGTCTTCGTCGCCCGTCCAGGTGCGCTGAAGCCCGCCCGCATGCTCGGGAAGGCTCAGGCGGACGCCATCTTGGCCCGCTCAGTCCCTTTGACGACCGTTGCGGACGCGCTCACGGTGCTGCACACGCACGGCGCGTCTGCCACCTCCATCGTGTTTGACGATTTCAACTTCGCAGTCGACGCCACGCTACTCCAGCTCACGACTAAGCACGGCAAGAGTTGGGACCGCTTTGACGAGTTGATTCAGGTGATGCGGGAGTTCTGCTCATTGGCTGACGAGGTCGACGCCGTCGTCTTCTGCTCCCACCACGAGATGAACCCGCGCACCGTGAAGAACAAGCAGACTAAGGTCGAGACCGTCCTCGCCGGCGGCCCTCGGGTGCCTGGGTGGAAGCTGCCCGAGGAGTACCCCGCGTGGATGAGCATGGTCATCCGCATGGTCTACGACGATTCCGCGCCAAGCTGGCCGTACGTTTACCAGACGGGCCCGGATCCTGACTACGTGACCGGCGACCGCACGGGCATTAGCCCCGCGCTCTTCCCGGCGAACCTGGGCGTCCTCCTTCGCGAGTCGGGCTACCACGTTCCGCGCCCCGCAGGGCTGGCGTGGATGGACAAGGTCACGACCTCGGTCTCCGAGAAGGTTCTTCCTATCCTTCAGGCAGAAGACGCCGCCGAACTGCACAAGTACCTGAGCGCAGTCGCGGCAAAGCTGCTGAGCAAGGGCATCCAGCCTGAGCACGTCAAGTGGGCAATCCGTGACGCGTATGACCGCGCACGCCTGCTGAGCGCACAGGCAAGCCTTGTTGATGACTTCATCACCGCCCTCTCGGGGGCACTCACCGACGACACGGAGCTTTAGTCAAATGGCTACTCTTATCATTCCTCCTCTCAAGGGCGTTCGCGCCTTCGGCAAGTACACCCCTCCCACCAAGCGCGGCGCGTACAAGGTGCGCATCGTGAGCACGAACATGGGAGAGACGCAGAGCGGCGCCGGCCGCTTCTACTTTGACACCATGGTTCTTGAGGGTTCCGACCCGGACGCCAAGGGCTGCGACATCAACGATGGCCTCAACACCATCACCGACTCCAGCGACGGCGGGGCCGGAGCCTGGGTTGCGTTCCTCGGCTCCGCCGGCCTGCTCGCCAAGGCGGAGAAGGGCATCAAGACGGACTCCGACAAGTTCGTCGGAAAGGTTCTGTACTGCTGGTACGAGCCCAAGGCCCAGGATGGCGGCGGCCGCAAGACCTACGATTCGAAGACTTGGGTCACGGAAGACCGCTACAAGCAGCTTCTCGCAATGGAGACGCAGACCGACGACGGCGACATTGACGTCGACGATGAGCCTGCGCCCGTGGCGGCGAAGCCCGCAGCCAAGAAGCGGAAGAAGGCCAAGGCCAAGGCCGCTGAGCCTGCGCTTCCCGCAATGCCCGAGATGGAAGCGGACGACGCCGACGACCTGCTCGACGACCTCGACCTGTAGTTCTTGGACCGAGCGCCCTCCCCTGACTGGCTTTCTCAGTTCCCCTGTGAGGGGCGGGCGCTTGGTCTTTCCCGAAGCCTAACACTATGATCTCTCCCAATGACGCACTTGACTTCGCTCGTTGTGACGAGTGCCCTCTTGGTTCGTATTGGCGCCAGCGTGACGCGTACGCGCCGGTCTGCGCCGAGGCCAACCCTGGCGCCACCGCGACCATCGTTGGAGACTTCCCCGGCAAGCAAGAAGTCATCATGGGACGCCCCTTCGTGGGCCCGTCCGGGGTCGAGGCCCTGTCCGCCTTGTCGGACGCAGGGCTTGCGCGCGAGGATTTCAACTGGACGAACGCGGTTGCGTGCCGTTTCCCGAATGATCGCTCGGAGGAGTTTCTCGCGAAGCTGTCGCGATCGAACCGGAAGCGCGTAAAAGAAGGGAAGTCACCTCGGCCTACGCCCGAGGCATGTTGCCGGCCGCGACTCATCGCTGAGTTACGCTCAGAAACGCGCCTGCTCCTCATGGGCAAGAGCGCGATTACGTCAGTCCTCCCTGGAAACGCGTCCGTATTCGACGTCCGAGGTGGTCCGACACGCCACGAAGAGCGGCTCGTCCTTCCGACGATTCACCCGTCAACGGTCCTCAAGCCCGGCATGAAGAAGTGGGCGAGGGTCTTCGCCCTTGATGTCGCCAAGGCCAAGCGGTTCTTCACCGGAACGCTGACTTGGCAGGAGCCCGTAGTCACGACTAACCCTACGCCAGGGGAACTCTCGTCGATCCTCGCCCGATGGCAGCGTGAACGCGTCCCCGTCGCGTACGACGTTGAGACGGATGGGATCGATCCGCTGACCGCAAACCTCCGTTGCATCTGCTTTGCCACGCGCACCGAGGCGGTTGTCATCGGGTTCCTGTCCATCGACGGGACCACGCGCATCTGGTCAGACGTCGACGAGCGCAAGCACAAGGACATCATCACTGAGTTCTTTGTGGATCCCCAGGTCACCCTGCTGGGACACAACGCGGGCTACTACGACCGCATGGTTGTTGAGCAATGGCTCGGGGTCACTCCGCGGCGCCTTGTCGACACCATCCTCCTGAGCAGGCTGGCCGACTCGGAGATGCCCAAGGGGCTTGCTTTCCGCGGGTCTATCCACACGGACGTACCCGCATGGAAGAGTGAGCACACCGCAGTGACTGCCCGGAGCGACGAGGAGCTTTGGGGTTACTGCGCAACAGACGGCGTCGTCACGGCGTCGATCGCTCCCCCCCTCAAGCGGCTGACCGAAAAGCGCGGGCAGCGTCACCTGTACGCTATCGATGCCGCGCTCCAGGATGTCTGCGTGGGTATGCACCGCATGGGCATGTGGGTCGACCGTGCCCAGTTGGAATCGCGCCTGAACGAGTACGAGATCCGAGCACTTGAGCAGCGGCAGGAAGTCGTGCGGGCCTTCGAGCGGCCGGATCTCAACCCCAACAGCTACGACCAGATCCGCGACATCGTCTTCAGGCGATGGAGTCTTCCTGCGCAGAGCTTTACCGCAGCGGGCCTGGAGAGCACAGATGACGAGGCCATCCGGGCACTCCTCTCGAATCCCCTCGTTGAACCTGAGCAGCGCCATGCGCTCAAGGCCCTCCGAAAGTACCGGAAAACCAACAAGGTGCTCACGACCTACCTCCGTCCGTGGTGGGCGCGAGCGCCAAGGGACGCCTACTTTAGGATCTGCCCCGACTACAACGCTCACGGGACAGTGACCGGGAGGTTCTCCAGCTCGAACCCCAACTTCCAGAACGTCCCGAAGCACCTCCGCGACATCTTCGTGGCGCCCCCGGGGTACGTCCTCGTAGGGGCAGACTACGACCAGTTGGAGCTACGGCTCATCGCAGCCGTCGCAGGGGCACAGCGCCTATTAGATGTGTTTGCCAGCGGGGTTGATCCCCACACAACGACCATGCTGGACGTCTTCGGCCCGGGTATCTGGCAGCTTGAGGGGGCTCCCCCTGAAGGGACGATCACCGGGGCTGCCGCGAAGGGCAAAGGGCCGTTCTCGTCCCGCCGCGACCTAATCAAGCGTGTCCGCTACGCCGGGCAGTACGACGCGTCCCCGGAGACGATTCACTCCGTGGTCACCGAGGCCGAGGACGCCGAGGGCAACTTCATCTTCGCCAGCAAGAGCGTGCGAGACATCCGCATCATCCACAAGAAGATCTGGAAGAACGACCCAGAAGTCGGAGAGTGGTGGAAGCTGATGCAGCGAACCTACCGCAAGCAGGGATGGCTCGACGAGCCCGTCATGCACCGTCGGCGCTACTTCACCGGCACGGGGGGCAAGAAGAATGAGCTTGTGAACTTCCCCATCCAAGGAGGAGGCGCAGGCATCGTCAACACGGCAACCCTTCGCCTTGCACGAGGTTGGGATCCCATCACAGGTGAACGCTTCCGCGCCCCGATTCCGTTGGACGTGGAAAATAACTTCGGCATTTGCAACCAAGTCCATGACTCACTCTGCGCCATCTGCCCGGAGGAGCGGGGCGAAGAGGTACGAGACCTCATTCAAGCGCACATGACGATGCGCATCGATGGGCTCGATGTGGACTTCACCGCCGAGGCAGAAATCGGTCGGAGGTGGAGCGATACTTGATAATCCCGCTATTTACTATTAGCGTACTTACTCCCCACAAGAGGTAGCACTCATGATTTCTCGATTCACGTACCGCCTGAAGGGCGACGAGACCGTTACGCTCGATGATCTGACATCAGGCATCGTCCTCAACGGTCCCAACGGTTCAGGCAAGACCGCCTTCCTCAACAGCTTGCAGCTTGCGCTGACGGGCAAGGCGTACGACGTCGGCCTGCGCGACTCCGTTGCGGCCAAGTCCCGACGCAGCCCTGTGCTCGCGACCACGGCTGCCGAGCCCTTCAGTGAGATTGAACTCGACGAACTCGGCACCGCACGCTGGGAGCAGGGTGAGTCCTTGACGTGGTCGGGCATCGACACTGAGGTGGTCTTCCCCTGGCAAGAGGCCGAGAGCATGCTCACAGGGGGCGCGGTTAGCGCCACGCGGTTCTTCGCTAAGCGCTTTCCTGGAGACCTGAGCCCGGCGCCGGCGGCTGACCGCAAGCTGCTCGCGCGGGGCAAGACCTTTGGTGTCGACTCGAAGTCGTCGAGCTTCACGCTCGCAGACTTGCTGGAAAGCGAGAAGGCCGTGGCAAAGGCCCTCAAGGGGCACAACGACCGCATGAAGGCGCTGCGCAATGCCGCGGATGTCGTGCGCTCATGCCGGGCTGTAGGCAACAGTACCTCCGCTGCCATCGTGCGTCCCTTGGCGCAACTCATGCAGGTTCAGCTTGACCGCAAGCGTCCGACTTGCGTGACGTGTGGTGAGGCGGCTGTCACCGCGAATGTCGAGGGACGTCTTCAGAAGGTGACCGCAGCCCTGGACAAGGCCCAGTTGCCCAGCCATGGCGAACGTGACGCCGTCGCCGCAGGACTTCAGTTGGAAGCCGACGCCCTTGAGGGCGAAGCGAGCGCTCTGGCTGAGCTGCTGTCTTGGATTCAGTCTTGGCTCCAGGACGCCGTTGCGGAGCAACTGCCCGCCATTTGCGAGGAGGTCAACGCGCACCTCCCTACGGGCTACGCGTTCCGAGGTGCGTTCCACGGCCGCCAGTTCCTTGCAGGTTTTCGCGACGGCGAGGGCATCCGCATGGCGTACTCGGGAGGCGAGGGGCAGCTTCTCCTCGCCGCCATTTGCTCGGCACTCTCCATCCGCGCCGCGGAATCGGGAGCGCTCCCTGTGACGACCACGGGTGACCGTTGGTTAGACGAGGGCTTTCTCCGCGCAATCCTCGGAGCGCTTCAAGGCGCCCAAGGGATTCGCGTCGTGACCGCAGTGAACCTCGGTAAAGGTCGGCCACCCGGAGGTTGGTCGATCCTCAAGTTTCCCCTCGGCTGACATCGAGAGGACCCCACTCGGGCCGCACCGTATGCCCTGCGGCCATTTGAGTTGGTGCATCAACAAGGGCGTATGTGAGGGGTGTATGCCCCAGAGGTACCGTAAATGACGATCGTCCCACTCCACGACAACATCTTGGCCACGCGCGTTGAATCGGAAGCCCGCACCGCAAGCGGCCTGCACTTGCCCGAGAGCGCCGTGCGCGGAAAGCTAAACCACCTCCGCGTTGTCGCTGTCGGCCCAGGGGTGCGCAGCTCAAAGGGCCTGATCACAGAGATGTCGGTTCGCCCAGGTGAAACCATCCTCATCGGCAACTACGTAGGTAGCGAGATTGAAGTCAACGGAGAGCGCTGCATCTTCATTAAGATGGGCGATGTACTCGCAGTCTTGGATGCCCATGCCGACGAATAAGACCAAGCCTTACCGCTGCTGCAAGTGCGGGATCGTTTTTCAGTGCGCAACTCCTGACGGGAAGGACCCGCTGGAGTTTATGCTCCGTCACCCTGGACTCGCCCTGGGTGATGAAGAAGCCTTGTGTGATGCGTGTAACGCTGACTTCGAAAAGTGGTGGTTGGAGCTTTCTGACGAGCGCCGATCGACCATTCTGGCAGAAGCACTCAAGATCGCGCACGACCATGGTGTGGTATAGCGGCCCTCATTCTCCAAAGACTCCAGCCACTTTGGTGGGCCGCACCCGCGTCAGTCGGGGTTCATAGGCCAAAGGAGCTGGCACGGCACCCCGGCTGTCGTAGGCACCCTGCAAGAAGGGCCGCCACGCCGGGTACCCTTGGAGGGAATGCCGTGAGTATCCATGACGCCGTTAGCTTCACTGTGATTGCCTTCATGGCAGCGTCTGTTGGATACCAACTCTACTCAGGCTGGCGCTTCCTGCGCCTACAGGCTCTTCCACGAGCCCGAGCCGCCGCACGCCGCGCCGCCATCGCCAATGCCCGCCGCAGTAGCGTTGCCGTGGGAACCCCAGGTGACTTGGATGACGCCGCCGTCTTCCGCGAGGAAGGCGACGCCGAAGGCGCTCGTCTTCACGAGGGTGTCCCAGTCAGCGAAGTAGATCACCCCGGCTGATTCGATGTCACCTGCGCCCACGCCTCCGGCAGACCCGCAGAACTTCTTGCCCTTGTCGGGCACATCAACCTCCAGGTACATGTAGAACAGGTACGCCTGGAATGAAATCGTGCAGGGCAACGTCGTCGTGTCTTCGAGCGCGGACGCCTTCACGCGAACTTTGGGCGGTTGGCGTCGCACCGGCTTGACGTTGGGATCGATACCCGCGGCTTTGAAGTAAGCCTCAGCGCGTTCTTTGATCGTACTCATGAAGCCTCAGAAGTGGCTTCTTCAGCCGCCTCTTCCGCGGCAGTCTCGATCACCTCTTCCGCGGCAACCTTCAGGTCACCCGCAGCGTCAGCGATAGCTTTTCCACCCTTCCACGCCTTGGCGAAGTCCTCGGCACCAATGCCCAGGATGCCCGCGATGCCCAAGTTCTGGATGGCCTCCAGGCTGCTCTCACCAAGAGGCACGCCCATGAAGTCGGCAATCGCGACCAACAACGTGGTTGCGAGAACAATGAGCAGTCGGCGGCTTCCGTAATCCTTCATGAGTTCCTCCTGGCTTCGCGCCGAGCCTTACGGGCTGCGCGTCGTTCTTCTCGATTAGCTTTGCGCGCAGCGCGCGCTTCAGGGGCCATGATCTTGGCCACGATGGCCTGACCGATGGCGATGCCCTTTGTAATGGCCTGCCCATCGATGGCCTCAAGGGCCACACCCCATGGGCCACCTAAGAGATCCTCAAAGTCCAGCAAGTCATCGGCGAGAGAGCCAATCATTTCGGCGGTGGTATTGGGGCTAATGCCCAGGCCCAGTAGGCTATCGGCATGGTCTTCCAGCGTCTCGATGAGATCACCGGAAAGGTCGTCGAGAGCTGGAAGCTCTGAGAGATCAAGGATTTCCATTTTCTTCCAGGTAGTTGAGGATTCCAGCAGCCAGGGCTTCCCCGACGCGGACAAGGCCGTCAGCATACCAGAGATGGCGATTATCCTCGCTGTCGATGAATCCGGGCTCGAAGCAGATGCCTGAGAGATTCGCCGGCCCTTCATAGACCCCGCTGATCGTGTTGTACGCATTGGCCCAAGAGGAGGGGCTGGCTGCTTCGCTTCGGGACTTGCCTACCAGCTTCCCAAGCTCCGACGACACCGCATCCGACAGGTGCTTCCCTGCTCCGCTGCGCTTGTCGT